TGTCTAATTGGGTAACAAATAAAAAATCTAATTCTTCTTGTGTCATTTTCTTATAAATTTTATGATTAATTGAAATAAGATTACTGAAATGAATGCACCTATAATAATCTCTTTAATATAAATAGGTAAAATTGAAATAATTAAATAAGCATATACTGGTAAGCAGTACTCGCAACCAAATGGCTTCTTTTTTAAATACTTATTCCAGCTTGGAACTTGGTAGATTTCAAACCATACTACCATTACAATCAAAGTTGCTATGATATTTTGTAGCATATAGGAGTAAATTTGTTTTCTTTATTTTCTTGTACCTTTTTGAATACCTTATCCAGCTCATCAAGTATCTGGTCAATATCCCATTCTTTAGGAACATCTATTTCGCATTCAATAGTGAATTTGATTTTCTCGTTAAATAAGTCGCTCATTTTGGCTTTTCTTTTGATTTTAGAGATAGTTTCATAAATACTTCGCACCGGAATACCGGTATCGTTGCTTAACTTTTTAGCCTTGCAATTATATTTTAAATAGTATTTAAGTAGGTTGTTCTCGTAGAATGGTAGTTTATCGTGAAATTCCTCCACCTTTTCAAACTTTGCTTCCATTATCTCAAAATCACTTGGAGTTTCTACTATATTAGGCACTTCCTCATAAACTTTTCTAAATTTATTATGGAATGTACTATCATTGGACTTAATCATGTTTAAAATGGTGCGAATAACATAGAATTTGAGATACCCATCATTATTCATTTGGAATAACCTCTCTTCTGGAAGATTACATACTACTAACATTACTTCGGATAGCAATTCATCTCGTAAATGCTCCGGCTGCATTTTAGAGATTACGTCTTTTAATTCTCTTGAATTATAAAGGTCAGTTATTATCTGCTGCCTCATCTTCGTGGATCATTGACAAAATTAAAGAATATGTTATAAGGTCTTGTAGGCTATCTTTCATACTCTCGTTTCTTGCCTCTTTGCCAATTAAGTTGACAATTCTTGATATTTTTATTCCTATTTGATTAAGGCAAACCTGGAATGCAGTAGTGCCACATAACATCCCAGTTTCCTTAAAATTGCTTAATCTATCTTCATTTGCATAGTCATCGCCTTTGCTTTCCAAAAGGTCTAATATATCCTTGAATATATCTCTTGCAAATTGTAGTTGTTCTTGCTTATTCATTAGAAAGGTAAATCTTCTTTTTTAGTTGCAACCTCTATTTTGCCATTAGTCCAAGCCACTTTCCCATTTCCTACATAAACTTTCTTTTCTTTAGCTTCTCTTTGCTCTTTAGTTTGTTGCAAAGTTATTGCTACATTATTACCAAACTTATCAAGTTGGTCATTGATTGAAGCAGTATAGTATTTGTATGTACCATCTTCTTGCTTTAGGCTGAAATTAATTAATGCTCCCATTTTTTTGTTCTTTTATTAGTTGTTCGGAATATTCCTCAAGTTTTGCTCTGTTCTCTTCGTTTAAAATTACATAGTTGTTAGCCATACTATCAATAGCTCCTGCATTTGCTAAATCAATCTCATACATTTTTCTAAAATCTTCATGAGTTATTTTCATAAGCAAATCTCTATTAATCCAATCCAATCTACCGGTATAACCTTTTAAAGTTTGTTTAGCTCCGTAAGTTGCTCCGGTTTCTGTAATAATAAAATCAAAGTAATCTCTACTCAATTTAGCATAAAGTAAAGCCTTTGCAAAGTAAAAAGCATCTGTTGTTTTCGCTGCCATAGTGTAAAATTAAGGTTTTTTGTTAATTTAAAATATTTTATATTAAAAGTTATGCACAATTTATTAAAAATGTTTAGAAAAGCCTTTGTTGTGCTACATGGTCTTTAATTCGCTGAATAGATTTATCGTAATATTCTTTATCAAGCTCACAAGCAGTAAGTTCAAATCCGTAATCATGACAAGCCAATGCAATACTTCCAGAACCTAAATGTGTATCAAGTATTTTTTCTCCTTGATTTGCATAATTATCTATAATCCATTTGTACAATTGAATAGGTTTTTCAGTTGGATGTATTCTTTTTTGCTTATTTTTCATATCTGGCTGTAACATTCCACTCCATAGATATCTTACTATTTTAGCTGGCTTATTAAAGCTGTTCCAAGCCAACTCACAATCTGCAAAATCATTAGAATATTTATCTTCTATTTTTTTATCCCAAATTAACCAACTTTTTGTTAATGGCAATTCAAAATAATTTCCTCCCCATATAATTTGATTTTTTGACACCCTAAATAATTCATTAAAGTATTCTTTAGTTGGAGTATTGCTATCCCAATCTTTTATAGAACTATAATCATTTCTTTTGGCTACACCACCTTTTATATTTTGTGTATAATTCATTTTTTGAATATTAATACCATACGGAGGATCTACAATAGCTAAATCAAAATATTTATCTGGATAACGAGCCATAAGCACCATATTATCCTCATTTGTAATTGTTATTTTGTCTGTTAAGTTCATAGTTTATAGTAATTGTTAATAGTTTGCATAAATTCATCTAAACTCCAGCATACTGCACATAAGTACCCTTTGTTATTTAGATAAGCCATTATTTTCTTTTGAGCTTCGCTTGGTTTATTATATCCATATTTCATTTCAATATATAGCCCATGATATTCGCCCATTGGAGTTGGAATAAATAAGTCTGGAATGCCACTTACTACTCCCTCTGCTTTTAATCGTTTAGCAGTACTGAAATGCCTAAATCCTCCGTTCGGTATGGCATATATCAATTCTCTTGGGTATTGTAGTTTAAACCAGTTTATACAGTTTACTTGTAGTATATGTTCCGACATTATATATATTTAAAAATATGAGCTATTACATCAACTGTCCAACCATTCCCAAGCATTTTATATCTTTGTGAGTCCGATACATGATTGGTATAGTTGTCTTTAACTGTCTGTAGCCTTTCGCATTCAATTGGAGTAAGCTTTCTAATTATTGAATTTATTTTTGCTAATTGATCACAACTTTCATCATTTCTTGCTCTAGCTGCTAATGTACCAGTTTTCCCATTGCCTCTCCACCTAAAACCTTCATCATTTCTAAAATCTCCACCAACAATTTCAATAGCATTAGTAAATCCAGTATCTAAACAATAAGTTTTGCCATCTTCTCTTTTTAATGGTCCAGTACCACCTTTACCAGATTTGCTTGATCTTGGCATCATATTGTGTACTATATGAGTAGAATTTGAAGCACTTACCCTTGTTGAAATTGTTATAGATTTTTCTGTATGAATTGTTTGATTATAACTATCAAGCATATCTTTATCTTTTGCTAAATTATTGGATAATAATTGCTTTAATCTAACATTATTTTCTACATCAATAAAATATTTCTCATCTACTTCCGGCTCAAGAATATCCTTTAGTAAAATTCCTAAATCTTTAGGCTGCTGAATAGTGCTTTCTAAATCTCCAAATAAACCACTTGGCTTCATGCCGATATTGGTCCAATACAAACGTTGTCTGTTCTGAGCGCTCAAAAGTGAACTATTAATCATGATTGCGTTAACTCCAATAGCTTTACTTAAAATCTTCTCCCACTTTTCGCCCATCATTACATTCTCAAGTAAAAAGTATTTAGGTTTTACCTCGTTTAATAGTCGCATATACTCCCAGAATAAGTAAGATTGTCCCTCAAACTCATATTCTTGGCTTTTTAATTCAAGATAATGGTCTAAAGTTAAAATCTCTTGCTCATCTTTAGTGCTCATTCCTTTGCGTTTACCAGCAAAAGAAAATGATTGGCATGGACTTCCACCTATTAATAAATCAATTTTAGGCAAAGAATACCCATCTACTTGAGTAACAGATCCAAGTTGTTTTGTATTTGGGTAATTAGCCATTGTAACAGTTATGGCATATTTGTCAATTTCGGAAGCAAAATAGTTATCTACTTTAATTCCTACTCTTTCAAGTGCTTGTTGCCCACAAGACATTCCGTCAAATAGAGATAATACGTTCATAGTTTATTTTTTAAAGTAATTAGAAAAAGTTTTTTCCCATTCAGCTCTTTTCTCTGCCACTCTTTGCGATTTATTGTCCGTTTCTGGCTTATTTGCTACTTGGTTGATACATTCTATTAGCTTATCAAAATAACCATCTATAACCGGTATCTCTTCGCTTACTTCGTTTATCTGTCTATCCTTTTGTATCTTAAACTGCTCGTTTGCATAATCGCACTCGGCTGCATAGGTATTTACCCATTTCATAAAAGCAATAGGGCTTAACTTTCCGTATATATCTCCAAAAGTGCCGGTTTTAGCCTTAACATAAAATAACTTCCATTGTTCTGCAGTTAAATTGGCATAGTTGTTGCAAATAAGCTCAACCACATCTTGCTTTTGAGCATTATTCCATTCGCAACCTATGTAGTTTAAAAAGTTGCTTAATTGAGCAGCTACTCCGGAATAAATCTTTTCTACTCCTAATTCTTTTGATAATTGGACTAAAGTTTTTGTGTGGCTAAAATCAGCCGGTGCATGATTAACCGAAATACTTTGCTGTTTCCTCATCAAGCTCAATTCTTTGTCCTTCTTGTTTTGTTCCATAGTTGATAATTTTGTTGAATTGTGAATTTATATTTTTAAGTAAAAAGTTTTCTTTTAACCATTTGTCTTTTGAAGCATAATCTAAAACTTTAGTAAAGCTGCCAACCACTAATTTTTCAGTAATTACAAGTGATTTTTGATTGCAAATATTTATAATTTTAGCTTCAATCTCTTTTATCATCTTTCCATCAATTGCCTGGAATGTAGGTTTAAAGTTAAATAAACTTTCATAGAAATTAAAATAAACTTCTACCATTAAATCATAGTTAGCAGATTTATCTGCAAATTCTATTTTACTTTTCTTTTCTTTAGTTTCCTTTAGTTTACTTTCCTTTACTTTACTTGCATTACCAATGCAATGCTCTTGCAATGCATTGGCATCTGCATTTGCATCTTTAACTCCTTGCCATCTCTTTTGAGCAGCTAATCGTGCATTATTTGACTTCTCTAAATAAGGTTGTAAATAATACACTTGCTTAATAGAAAAGAAGTTATTACACTCATCTATTTGAAATAAATCATACTTTTTAAGTACTACCTCAACTTTAGCAAGTGAAGTTCCAAATTCATCAGCAAGTAGGTCAATATCCGAAATAGGATATCTAAAATCTTGTTGTTCTCTTAATACCTCAAGAAGCATAAAATAGATACCATAACCCTCTATTCCAAGTTCTTTTGTTACTCGTTTGATCTTCCTATCGTGTCTTGCATTAGCAAAGTGTGGGAAGTAAAATGCATCTTTTTTCATAAAATAAAAAACCCTTGTAGTAAGGAATACAAGGGCTGGTTTATAAAACCTAATAGAAAATATTTAACTCCTTACTTTTAAATATTCCCTTTTATATAAATATTAGTTCTTTAGAAATTACCGGCAGTTTTTACACCACCGGTAAATCAACTATGAACAAGTAAATATAACTAAATTTCCTTTAAAAATTCTTTTTTTACAGAAAATTTTTCTTTTTTACCTTGAACGATATAAACTTCCCCATGTTCAGCAATTAATTCTACTATTTCATCTTTAGCACCATATACCTTAAATGCCTTTTTATCTACCATTCTATTGCTTTTTATATCCTTTAAGAGTTGATATTTCACAGTGCTTTTCTCATTTTAGTTGCTACTTGCATTATTGACTTGGCTCTTAATTCTAAAGATTTAATATACTTCATTACTTTGAGCTGGTCCTTTTCTATCCAATATCCCTCCCAATCTGCTGCCAAGTTTTTAACTATCCCCTCTGTACGAAGATAGTTTATAATTTTACGCATTTGGATTTGGCTCAAGTGAATAGAATGCTCTTGCATCATTAAAGCTCTCAAGTCATTGTTAGTTATTTTTTTATTTGACTTGATAAATTTAGCTACTTTTTTAGCTACGGAGATTTCATAGTGTGTCATAGTTTATTTGTTTTTAAAGGTTCATAATATCATTTTGAATAAACAAAGCAAATTTAGTTTTAAATTTCCCTTCTGGGCAAATATTAAATGCCCATTTTAATAATAAAGATGTAATCCATTTTTTAATTTCTTGTGTCATAGTTTTTTATTTTAGTGAAAGTGAAGCTGGTTGTAAAATTAATTTATTAGGAATTGCATCGCCAAGATTATACCATTGACAGAATTTAGCGTCATCAAAATACTCAATACCATCTTTAGTATAGCTTGGTATTTCGTGAACTCGTTTTATTATGGCTGCTTTAGGATCATAAGTAAACATATGTATCTCTCTTATGCCATCGTTAAAAACAAAATCAATAATGCTATCTGTATATTTTACAATCATGCCAGTTGCATAGCATTCACGATTGTATCTTGTATTATGTACTTTGCTTTTGACCAATCTGCCATCAACGTAAACGTGCAAAGTTCCGACCGGAGGAGTTATTTTATAGTTACCCATTGATTATATTTAAAATGTTATTTACATAGATTGTAGCAAGTTCTACCTTTTCAATTAGCTTCTCGCAGAAATCATTATCTCTATCTATATGCACTATTTTAAGCATATTTATTCTCGGATCGTAAGCAACCCAATTAGCCCAATTTGTATTAGTGCATACCATGTTAAATTGTACTTGAGCATAGTAATTCTTATTATATGCAAGTAAATCAGCTCCAGTATTAAATAATAGGTAATCAATCATGGTTTCTCCGGTATATGGGCATTTAACCTCTAATACTCCTTGTCCTTTGTCGCTTTCAATCAATCCGTCTGGACTGCCTCCGGCTCTTTCGCCAAACTCAAAGAATTTAGGATTTGCACCACCTAAGTTTTCTACTTTATAACCAGTTTGAGCTTCGTAAACTAATATAGCTTCGTTCTCTAAAGATTTCCCCCATTCAAGTGAACTCATTTGAGGAAGCTGCTTAACTTCGCCACTTAATATCTCGTGTATTTTTCTATGAATGTAGGTTTTAGCAGTTGCACCAAATACCTCATCTTTCTTTTTACTTTCAGTAAGTAAGTTTCCTATTTCGGAAGCAGTAAACTTTCCCAGCCTACTGCTCATCCAATTGTCTTGTTCAAACATTATTTTAAAGATTTTTTGCGATTAGTGAATAAAGTTTTCTCTACATTGCTCCAATCTTCTTTTGTAGAGTATAGCATTTGCAATTCTGTAATATCCTTACATTTAGCAAGTTTATTAACTAATTCAGCATCAATACCTACTGGCTCATCTTTACCATGAGTATTAGTAGCATCTGCATCTTTAGTGTCATCAATAAGGAATAAACCATTTAAGGCATATTTACGAGCGTAAGAAGATGACGCTCCGAAACTTTGTGCAATATCCATTCCTCTTTTATTAGGATCAATACCGGCACATGCAGTTACTTTATATGAAGATGAAGTTTCTAAATCAATTAATAGTGCTTCAGCTTCTACATAAATAATACCACCAATTTCTTTTATTTCATCGGACAAAGTTAAAGTACATTCATGCTTAGCTAATAATGGCTTAACTGCTTCAAGAATATCCTCGCAGTTTCTGTACTTGTAATTACCAAAATTATTAAATTGGTTTTTTGGGGCTTTCAGTTCAAACTGAATTTTTGATAATTTGTTCATAGTTGTAGTTGGCTTTTATAACTCCTGCCAGAAGTTTTACAAAAATAAGTAAAGTTTTTTAATTAACAAAATTTGTTTATAAAATAATATCATCGTACAAATCTTTTTGTGCTTCAATCTTCCTAATAGCATTTAAAACAGTCGTATGATCTCGGTTGAATATAGCACCTACTTCGGTCATTGTGAAGCCGGTTTGATATAGTTTATACATTAAAACCATTCTCGGCAATACTACTGTTCTTCTTCTGCTACCACTCATCATATCTTCGTAGCTTATTTTATAGTCCTTACAAACTCCCATGATTGCAGTTTTAATAACCTGGTCCTTGTTAGCCTTTAGATTGTTTCTTAATTCTTTAATTTGAGCTTTCAATTTCAATAATTCGTGATTCTTCAATTTTAACTCCTTCGGTGTTGTCTGCATAATAAATGGATAGTTTTATATTTTCTTGTTTACATTTTAATTTCAAATCTACATAAAAATCGTGTAGCATATTGTCTATTTCTTCGGATTTTAGAGATGCTTCAAATATTGTAGCTATTTCCTCTAATCTTGCTAATCTTCTATCCATGATAAGAGTTTTTATTTGTTTCTAATTCTTTACAAATATATTCAATTAGCTCTTGCATACCATCTTCAAGCAGTTCATCTGGCTCAATGCCGAATATTTTAATATCCTCTACAATGTAATGCCCTTGAATACCAAGCTCTCTCTCGGTTGGTTGATAATAAGAAGTGAATGTTACCGGAAATCCTTTATAAGTTACTTCTGCCATAGTTGGTATATTTAAGTTTTGAAAAAATCGTTTTATTTCTGTTTGATTATGATTGTCATTCGGATATAGCTCCAGGCACTTTGTTCTTAATTCATCAAGTTTCTCTCCACTTGCAATTAAGTTACATATCTCTTGCTTTATTGCACTAATATGTGCAAAGGATTTCATCCATAAGTCATGATCTTCGCTATACATAAAAGTAAAGTCATGGTTTCTTAACATTTGAATAAGTTGTTCCATAGTTTTTATTTTTTAAGGTTACGATAAGCAGCTATTAATTTAATACAATCCTCATACCAGTCATGGTTTCTATCGGAGTATGGTTTATTAGGTAATCTTAAGCTAAATATTGCTTGTTTATAAACCCATCTTCTATGTATAGGATTTATAATATCAGTATCTCTTAAGATCATAATAAGTAACCAAGCTAAATACTTGTTAGTTGGTTTAGTTTCTACGAGCCAGTTAGTTAAGTTCTCCATTATTTTTTGTTTTGAGCGTTAGAAAATACTGCAACAGTAAAGTAGGTCGCAGCTACCAAAAGAATACCAAGAATAATGTGGTCTTGTTGAATTAAGCCAAGTGAAATGGCAGTTGAAAGGATTGTTAATTTGTTCATAGTTGTTTTTTTAATCGCAGCACCATTGCTTTGATAGAACAAAGATAAAACAAATATTTCAAAAAACAAACATTTTTTGTGAATTATTTTTAATTATTTTCTAACTTATTGGTTTTTAATAGTTTAAATTATATCTAAATGAGTATAATTTTGTCTAAAACAAGCCTTTTATATCTAAATGAATATAGTTAATCATCAAATAATTCGGCGTAAGTTTCATTAACAAACTTCTCAATGATGCGTAATGATTTAGCTTTGATATTGTCTATAACTTCTCTATCTTCTTTAGTCATAACATTATAGCTTTCCATTGTAGTTAGTGCATAACAGAAAGTGTTGATATACTCGGAAGCTGAAGTTTCATCAACTACCCACTCAATTTCTTCTTCTTCCTTGATTTGGTCCTCTAACTCTTCAGCCATGACTAAAGTATTTCGCCTTTGAATATTCTTTTATTTTCTACTTTAAAATTGCCCTCTTTATCTACAATAACATGAGCAAACCCATGAGCGTAATTGTTAGCAAATGGCACATAATCTGGATTTAACTCACATAAGCAACCGGTACTCCATGTAGTTGTAATATCTCCACTCAAATTTGTTTCTGTATGTTCACTAACTTTGTGTACATGGCCTATTAAGATACTTTGTTTTGCCTTTACATAAGCTCCACGAGCAGCATTTACTGGACTGAAAGCACCTCTCATTAATAAGTGTCCATGATGAATAAATAATTTACCAGCTTTAACCAATTTAGTGTCCTCAATTAAACGTATTTTAAGCTCATTTAAGCCAAGTATTGACTCCAATGAAGCATTAGCTATGTCCAATAATTCTGGAGCTTTAGCCATCATCCAATGATTAAAGCGAACATCGTGGTTGCCAAGCATCCAGTAAATATCTTGAGTAGGGAATGTAGCTCTTAATACTTGTAAAAAGTTTTTACAAACATCAATCTCGTAAGCCAAGCTCTTTTTTCTTGGATCTTTAAGGAAGCGACTAATTTGGTAAAAGTCAATTAAGTCCCCATTTATTACAATTGTATTTACTTTCTTATCTCTGCCATAATTAAAAGCACAAGTTAAAGCCTGGATATCGTGGTAAGGAACATGAATGTCGGATATAACCAGAATATTGTTATTAGCCAATGGAAGTTTAATAGGCACATTCTCTACTGCTTCGCTTTTAGGGAATTGGTATGGATTTTCTGGATTTAATGGCTCGGCAGATTTATTGTTCGTTCTTGACTTTTCTCCAGCCTTACCAAGAGCTTTTAAGCATTGAGTATAGCACCCTTTCCAATCATTAAATAGATGTTTATTTTTATTATAAACTATTCTTGAGAATTGCCTTACCGGAGTATTTGGGAATTCTTGTCTTAATTCAATAATGATTTGTTTTTTTGTCATCGTAGTTGTTTATGAAAAGTATAAATTAGCTTCTGCATTTCGCCTTTTAACCAAGCCATTCAATACTTTGCCATTTGCCCTCACCCAT